CCCGTGTCACGGCTCCCATAACTGATGGGCTCAGTACAACTCGAACGGAGTTGCCACGCATAAAATTATTTCCAAGTTATAATTAAAGTGTAGGGACTAACTCATTTCATCTACACCGCGTTGCATTCTTAGGCCACCAACATCAAACCATCTCTAAAAAGAGACTTCGGGGACCGCCCTAGTGGGTGCCATGCATATTCCACGCTTTTATATGTTCTTAGAATGACACATACATATAAACAGTAACTAATACGCACAAGGTGATTATGGTTATGAACTTCACCTAAAGTCCAATACATTTATATTTACTAAGCAGACTACGACCTGCACACGTCGTCCTGATAATTAGAAGGCTATTAGAAAATCCTGGGCTTACCTCTCTATTGAGAAGTAGCCATATGCCGTTTGATTAAATCATCATACGACATAAGAGTAATATCAGAGATGTATTTTTTAAGATCCATCTCTTTGATAACTTCTCGTAGACATGTTTGCCCGGCATCAAACACTTCTCGCCCATGCGAGAAAAATTCTGCATTTGCTGAACCTATGATTTCAATCATTTGTTCTTCTGCAGTAATACTTTTTGATCTGACCCAGACACTCAAACTCCGGTAAATGGATTTAAGATCCAAAGGACCCACGTGTAGACCTAAATCACTTTCATATCTCCAAGTTCTTTTCAAAAAAGAACATTCTTTGATTGAAATGTAAGGTACACTTTCGGCTTCTTTATCTGCCATGGTATAAACCACACCAATTTTAGCGAGTTCCTCACTAGTAGCTGTGTGAGTAAACCAATTTGCATTAACATTAATATTAGCAATATTGTCATCTCCGTACGTCAAAAGATTTACATTCTTTTTAAAAGTATGTATTTCTTTTGAAGGATTGAGATGATAATATGCATAACGCATATACAGACTGTTCACAATACCATTAATTATAACAGTTAATGAATGACCTGATGGATTTCCTCCGAAAAAGCGGACTAAGTCACAATTAAAATCTTGATAAGCAAAAGCAACATCATATGCTAAACATCTTATGACATCAAGATCTTCATCGGTGTAATTTCCACTACTTCTAAGCACTTTAGCAATAAGATCAAAAGCTGCCAAAATAAAAGTGGGAGCCATTCTTTTATCGAATTTACTGTAATCCCCAGCAATACACCGTGTTTCACCAAATTTGGTCAAATATTGATAAAAATTTTCCCATTCATGAGAAAAATGATTAACACCGATTGCTGCTTCAAACAGTAAGTTATTAGTTTGTAGAACACGAACAAATGATAATAAGTATTGTCTTGTAATTACTGTCCATGGAAAATTAGCTCCAGAAAAAACTCTTGTTTTTCCAATTA